GGTTGAGGAGGGCGCTGAGGTTAAGGGCCTTCCGAAGGAGCTTGTTGATCAGCTGGCTGAGCAGGGCATCATTGGTGAGCCTGCTAAGACTGAGTCGGATCGCGATGAGGATATTGCCGAGCTCGAGGATGAGAACGATGCTCTGAAGGCTCAGGTCGCTGAGCTGAAGAAGCAGCTTGCTGAGAAGTCTACTCCTCCCGCCAAGTAAGGTCAGTCGATGATTATCACGGTCAATGAAGCGAATGCTTGGGCTGACAAGTCTAAGTTAATCCTGGATACCATTGACCCTCAACTTGCAACGTCTGTTACGGACCAGGTATTCTCGCGAATTTCGCCAGTATATGAAGTTGCAAGTTGGACTGATAATAGCAATACTCCTTCTCTTGTATGTAAGATTACTGCAATGCTTTATGTTGCATGGATCTATGAGCGTGCATATTCTGAAGATGGCGGACAAAATACTTATAGTGCTCGACTTTTTGAGCAGGCATATGGCTTGCTTGATGGAATTGCTTCTGGCGCTTTGTCTTTAAGCGATGTTGATATCCCTGTAACTGCTTTGAATACTTTTACTCCTGGCTTCCTTGAAAGTGAGCCTGTATTCACTATGGGGCAGATATGGTAGGACGTCCGTCACCTTCAGACGTTACTGACGCACTTAGCGGCTTACGAACTGTAAATAAGTTCGGCGGCACTATGTCCGTCACATTTGATTTTAAACCTTCAGTTGCTATTCTGGCAGCGAAAGTCGATAAGCTCGGTATTGATATTAGATCATTTCGTGAGCCGCTTGAACGTGCTGTCAAGAAGGTTATGATCCCTAGTATCCAGACTAATTTCGATGTTAGCGGTCGTCCTGCTTGGGAACAGCTTTCAGAAGCTACTTGGTCCACACGAGCTGGTCGTGGATGGTCTGGTGGAGATATTCTTCTTCTTACAGGTACTCTTCGTAAGACTGCAACGCAATTTAATATTTGGACAATTACGCAGCAGAGTGCAACTATCCGAGATTTACCTCAAAAAGCTTGGTATGGCAAAGTTCATCAGGCAGGAGCGGGTGGATCGGTTCGAACAATTGCGCCTGCTCGTAAGATGATCAAAGGTCGTGGTGGAGTTGTTAAATGGTCTGGTGCACGCGACAAAGAGAACTCTAGAGGATATGTTAATATCCCTGCTCGTCCTTTTGTTCTTATTCAAGAAGAGGATCGAATTAAGATTCAAGAAATCTTCCGCGAGTGGCTTGAAGAAAGAGTGGACAAGCATTGGGGTAGGTTATGACTACTCTTCTTGAAGTTGCTACGACAATTGAAAATAAGATTGAAGCATTTTGCACTTCTTATACAGCAGTTGGCTGGAATAAAGATCTTTGGACAGTGCTTTATGGCGATCAAGATAAGCTTCCAAAGCGGGTTACAATTTGTATTGAGCCCAATGTAAAGAGGAACAGACTAAAGAATGCTGCTCGTGGCATTGAGCGCGAGTTTGAAGTTTTCATTCTTATTTACTACGCTTCAGTAAATGATGGCGGACAGTTTAATAGAAAACATGCAGACGCATTTGCTGAAGAGATCGAAACACTTCTTAATAGTGATCCGCAATTTGGCGGAAAGCTTATCCATTGTTACGTAACTGAAGTTGCATCTGGTTACTCTAACAAAGATGGAACAATTGTCAAGTCATCAAGATTGACATTTAATGGAATGGTCAACGATAGACTCCCCAGTTAGGAGGGAAAATGTACGTATTATCCATTAACATGGACAACCTCGCTAAGGGAGCTACTGTCGAGATTGACGGCCTTGGCGTATATGAGAACGGCTTCGAGTATGATATCAGTACTGATGAGGCTGAAGCTTATCGGAATAAGCATACTACTTATGTCACTAAGGTGACCAATAAGGGCAATACGATTGTTGATAGTAGTCGAGGTATGACGTTACTCGAAGCTTTCAAGAAGCATAAGGGTATCGATGTGCGTAAGATGACTGATGATGAACTGAAGGTATTTACCGCGCCTGATGATCAATTAGAACTTCCGCTTACGAGCGATCCGAAGGGAGATGGTAGCTGATGCCTGCTATTGGTGCAAGCGGTGTACTTGGTATCGCTCTAGAAACAGTTTCTGGGACCTATTTAGCTCCTACGAAGTTCATTCCATTTGAGAGTGAATCTTTGACTTATCAGCAAGATACGAACTGGCGCCGTCCTATTCGTAATACTCCTGGTGTTGTCGGAGCTGTAGCTGGAAACGCTCACATTGAGGGCGATATTGAGCTTGAGGCTCTTACTGATGTTGTAACTCTCTTCCTGTATGCTTCTCGTTGCACTGTTGTTAAGACTGGTACGGGACCTTATGTCTATACGTTCACTCCCGCAGCTAATGCAATTCCTACGAAGACGCTTTCCGTATCAGTACGACGTAACAATGAAGTGTTTGGTTACACTGGTTGTGTCGTTAGCAGCTTCACTATCTCTGTTGATGATTCTGGTTCGCTTAAGTTCAGTGTAAGCTTGCTGGGAACTAATGAGGCGAGTGCTGCTGCTTTGTCTAGCATTACGTGGCCAACTACTGTTCCATATGGCGCTGGCCAGTACAACATTCAGATTCCTACTGCTACTCAGGTATTCGATACTGATAAGTTCGAGTTCCAGTCGGAAGATAATGGTGAGGTGCAGTATCGTCTGCGAAACACCACAGGAGCTCAGTTTATTTCGTTCGGTGAGTCGAACGCTACTATCAAGGTAGAGCGCGACTTCGAGACGCGGGCTGATTATGACACGTACAAGGCTCTCACGTCGCAGTCAGTTACGTTCACTGCTACTAAGGGTGCTAGCGAGTCTCTTGTCATTCTGATGCCTGCTGCTATCAAGGATTCGTATGAAGTCTCTCTTGGTGGTCAAGGAGATCTGGTTCGTGCATCTATCGGCTATATCGGTGTGATTGATGGCACTGGTAAGCATTATCAGATCACAACTACGTGCGCAGATAACATCGTTTAAAGCTTAGTAGCTAGCTAGCTCAGACTCGTTAATAGACGAGTGAGACCACAGGTTAGACGAGCTAGCTAGCTACTAAAGCCCCTATAGTAGGGGATAGTTTATAACAAAGTCTAAGAGGAGAGAAAATGCCTAAGGCAACTGCAAATGTTGATAGTACGGAGCGATTTGATCTTAAGTCCTGTCCAGGTGGCTTTGTCGTCCTGAAGCGAATGACTTACGGCCAGATGCTTGCACGTCGCGAGATGATTAAGCTGGCTGTGTCCTCTACTAAGGGGTCGAAGGACTTTCAGGGCGAACTGGCAATGGCTTCTAGCAAGACCACAAGGTTCGAATTTCAGCATTGTATCCTGGATCACAACCTCGAGGATGCTAGCGGACGAAACCTTAACCTTGCGAGCCCTGTGGACTTTGATTCGCTGGATCCGCGAATCGGCCAGGAAATCGAAAAGCTTATTTCAGATATGAATAACTTCAACGAGGACGATGACGAACTGGGAAACTAGAAGCCCGTATTGAAGCAAGCATCATTCTCAATAGAGAGCCCGATCCTGAAGTTCTCTTAGCAATTGAGATGACCAGCTTATGTCGCGAGTTGCGATGCTTACCTCAAGCGGGGGGACTTTTAGATCAAGATGCATATTACGTCAAGTTAATGCAAGCGACATTAAATGTAATACACAAGAAGGAAAAGCTCGAGATGCAAAAAGCTCGAGCCAAGAGGTGAGGCGGAGGATACGTGGGACTTTCAGCGCATGAAATGATTCTCGTCTTGCGTGCGCGAGATGAGGCTTCACGTATCCTCCGCGGCTTCTCAAATAACTTGGCTGATGTTGATCGTCAAACTGCTATGCAGGCGAATCGGCAAATGGCAGCTGGTGCTGCTCTTGCTACTACTGGCGTAGCAATCGCAGCTGCTGGTATTGGTACACTTCAAGCTTTCAATGCTGCTACTAATGCGGCTATGGATTATGCTGAGCAAGTTGCACTAACTGCAACGCAGGTCGATGGTGCAGGCGTTAGCATGGAACAGCTTAATAAAATGGGTAAGAATCTTGCTCGTGAGATGCCTGTTGATTTTAAGCAGATTCAGGGAGCGCTGTATGATATCTTCTCGTCAATCGAAACTGACGGTAAGGGCGCAGAAGAAGTTCTGAGAGGTATCGGTCGAGCTGCTATTGGTGGCAAGGTCGATATGGAATCTGCCGGTCGAGGCATCCTTCAAATTCTTAACGCTTGGAAGCTTCAGACTTCAGATACCGGTCACGTTAACGATGTTATGTTCCAGCTCGTTCGTAAGGGTGTTGGAACGTATGAAGAGTTCACGAAAACTATGGGACGCTCTATTCCTTCAGCTCTTCGTGCCAGTCAAAGCCTTGAAGATCTCAGCGGTATGATGGCATTCTTGACTCGTAACGGTTTAAGTACTGCTATGGCATCTACTACAGCAGCTCGTGCTATGGATGCTATGTCTAACCCTAAGACGATTGAACATTTCCGCGACTTTGGTATTGAAGTACTTGATACTGAAGGCAAGATCCGTCCTATGTCTGAGGTTATGGTTGATCTTAAGACAAAGATGGAAGGCATGACTGATGCTGCTAAGTCTGCACAACTGAAGGAACTCTTCAAGGGTTCTGGCGGTACTATCCAGGCAATGAGATTCTTCAGCCTCGCTGTCAATGATAGTAATGGCATGCTTCAACAAATGACTGATTATATGCATAACGCCGGCGGCGCCGCTGATGAAGCATATGCACTTATGGCAAATACACCACAAGCACGAATTCAAGCTCTTTCTAATGCATATGACGTTATGAAGGTCGAAATTGGCGAACAACTTCTTCCTGTTAAGCTTGCTCTTGCAGAAGCTATTCTTAAGGTCATCAATGCTTTCATGTCGTTAAGTCCAGAGACCCGCAAGATGATTGTCGCAGGAATTGCTATCGCAGCCGTCCTTGCTGTGGTCATTGGTGTCGTAATGGCGGTTGTAGGAACATTGATGATGTTCGCTGCCGCTGCAACAATCGTAGGTATTGGTCTTGGTCCACTTATTGCTATTATTGCAGGCGTTGTTGCTGGTATTGCAGTACTTGCTGGCGTAGCATACCTGGTATACAAAAATTGGGACTTGATCAAGGCTGGTGCTGTTGAAGCGTGGACTACGATCATGAATTACATTTCGCCTGTAATTAATGTTGTTAAAGATGTTGCTGCACATATCATGGAATTCTTTAATGAAGTTTGGCAATATCTTGGTCCACTGTTTAAGGATCTTTGGAATACTCTTGTTGATGGTGCAAAGAGTATTTGGGATAAGATTCAGGGTCCTTTAATGTCGTTGTACGCTTCTGTTATGAGCCTATTCCATAATCTTGGTGCTATTGCAACTAATTTTGGCGGATGGTTTAAGAACATCTTTGATCTTATTAAGCCTATCCTTTACGCAATTGTCGGTGTGATTGGTACAGTTATCACAATTGCAAAGGGCGCTCTTGCTCCATTCCTTGATATGCTTGGTAATGTATTCGCAAATCTTATCAACGTCTTCAGCGGTGTCATTGATTTCTTGACAGCAGTCTTTACAGGTAACTGGAGCGCTGCATGGGACGCAATTAAAAAGATCGTTGTTAATGTATTCGAAGCTATTTGGAATCTTATTAAGGGCGCAGCTCAAACTATCTGGGCTATCCTTTGGGGATTCATTGAAGGCATCATTAACTTCTTCATTCATCTTTGGGACGTACTTGTTGGTCATTCAATTGTGCCCGATATGATCACTTCTATTATTACATGGTTTGCTGGATTACCAATTAAGGTACTCTTGTTTATTGCTAACCTTGTTATTCAGGCTATTGCCTGGTTTGCTAACTTCTCCGATAAGGCTGTTCAAACTGTTGGTAATATGATTAATAACATTCTTAACTGGTTCGGTGGATTGCCTGGTAAGGTTATTGAAGCTATTGCAGGACTTGCTGGAATGCTATTTAGTAAGGCAGCTGAATGGGGTAGCAGTATTTATAATGCCTTATCGGGGCTTAGCCTCTCTGACATTGGAAGTAACCTTATTCAAAGTCTGGGTAATGGTATGAGTAAGATGGTGCAATGGATTACTGATAAGGCAAAGTCTATTGGAAGTTCCATCATTGATGCTGTAACTGGTGTCTTTAAGGTTGCATCACCTTCTAAGGTCTTTACCTACATCGGAGAAATGAATGGTAAGGGCCTTGCAGAAGGTATGGTCAATATGATCGGCGCAGTTACTAATGCTGGCACTTTAATGGCACAAGCTGCTATTCAGCCTGCTAATACTGCTCTTTCTACAATGTCAGATTCAGCAGCCTCTGCGAATCCAATGACCACAGGAGGGAATAAATTTGAGATGAATGTATATACTCAAGAAATCGATCCTGTGAAACACGCGGCTGATCTTGGATGGCTAATTTCTACTTCTGTGAGGGCCTGATGATTACTAAGGACTTTACGTTCCAGTATACTGATACAGGTATCGTCCTCAACGAAGATGTGTCGGCTTCATTTGTTGACGTGCATAAAGTAGATGGTCTTGACGGTGGTCATATTCGTTCTACTATTCGTCAGCTTGAAGGTATGGATGGTGGCACAGTTGATGCTATCTTTGAGAATGTACGCACTGTAGTTATTGAAGGTGTTGTATATGGGGATGAGAGTTATCTTGATGCTTTGAAGGCTAACTTTGCGCCAACAAGAAATCCGCAACCGTTTTATTTCGATGCGCCTGGAATTACGCCTCGAGTGATCTTTGCTAAGAGTCTTGGTGTCAAGTATAGCTGGGAGACTATGCGTCGAGTAGGTAAGACGCCTATTCAAATTCAACTTGTCGCTGAAGATCCTGCTATTTACGACGCTACTGCTATTACTGGATCAATCGGTCTTGGTGGTGTTTCTTCGGGCTTTGGATTTAACCTCGCATTCAACTTTGGTTTTGGAGGATCTACTAGTACTTCTGGGTCTGCAAACTTATTTAATATCGGATCACGAGACGCTGACTGCACATTTACAATGATAGGTCCTGTTACTGATCCTGCCATCGTTAATGACTCAACTGGTAATCGTTTAGACTTTGCAGGATTTACTTTACCATCTGGAAGCCAGTTGGTTATTAATTTGCGATATAAGACTATTAGGCTTGATGGAGTTAATAGACGCAATGCTCTGACAGGTAATAGTAAATGGTTTATGATTCAGCCAGGAAGCAATGTAATCCGATTCTTAGGATCGCCCGGAGCTGGAACACCTTCACTTAGTTATTCATTCCGACCTGCATACCGATAGGAAGTGACATTATGACTGAACTCAACCCTCCCGCGTTTATGCAGAATAGGACTGATCATTCTGCTGAAATTACTCGAAGCTTTTCTTCAGGCCTGATTCTTGCTGAAGGTATCGTTAACGACAACGATTTTACAGTTGCTGCTCAAGGTGGCAATATGAATATTACTGTCGCTGGTGGCCAAGCATATATTAAGGGCGACGATGGTGTCTCGCAAGGATATTATTCTGTCATTGCTAATACTACTCCTGTGGTCTTGACAATCGGTGCCGCATCGCCTACTCAGGCACGCAAGGATATTGTTATTGCACGTGTATATGATGCTTTCTACACAGGTGCCCAAAACCTGTGGAAGTTTGAAGTCGTTCCAGGGACTGCAGGTTCTGGTGTAGATCCTAATCTTCCTAACAACGCAATTAAGCTTGCATCAATTAACGTTGCTGCAAATGCGACTTCAATCTCTGGTGCTAACATTACTAGTACTCGTACTAAGTATATTCCTGCTGGTGGTTCTATTACATGTTTGAGTACTTTACGTCCAGAATCGCCTTATGTAGGTATGACAATTACTGAAACTGATACTGGTATTATGCGTCAGTGGACCGGAACGAAGTGGCGCTGGATTGGTGGTACTATGCAAATGTGCCGATTCCCACATGCGACGCAATCAATGGCAGCAGGCGCTACTACTGATCTTGTCCTTAATGCTATGGATACTAGTAATTCATTTGACCCATCTGGTATTTTTTCTAGACACGCTGACACAAAGGGTATTGTAATTGCGCGTGCAGGGGTTTATCGTCTTGCTGCTGCTGTTAATTTTGCCGCTAATGATGTACCATATTCATACTCGTTCAATGGTCTTATGACAATTGGACGTACTCTAGCAATGAATGGCAGTGCTGTTACATCATCATTTGATACTATCGTTACTGCAGGTCAAGTAATTCGTCCTAGTATCTATAATTATGGATCTGCCACATCTATGAATGCTGGTGCTGTTCACATCACAATGCAATCTGAGGCTATGGTATAATGACTGCTACCTATCGTTACCTCCTTTGTGACCTATTAACTAATAAGGTCAATCTTGAGTTGCCTTTGCAAGGAGTAACGTATGGCCGCCGTTTATGCAAGCCAGGTAATACTACATTCTCGTATGCGCTTAGTCAGGATACCAGTAGTATCACCAATCAAGATGTACTAGAAGCAACGATTCCAGGTCGTACTGCTCTTTACATTGATCGTAACGGCCAGCTTGTCTGGGGTGGAATTGTCTGGAGTAGAACGTACGAATCAGAAGGTCAGACAGTTCAATTTACAGGACAATCTTTTGAATCGTATTTCTACAAGCAGTTCATTGAGTCTTCTGTCGGATATGTGAATATTGATCAGCGTGATATTATTCGTCGACTTATTGTACATATGCAAAGTAAGTCTTATGCTGCTATCGGTATTCAAACTCCCACTGTTTATAATGGAGGCATTCTTCGTACTGTAGATTTTACTTACTATACTGGATGGTCGTATGGTAAGGCAATTGAATACATGACTAACTATGCTGCCGGTGTTGACTATACTATTGAAGTATACTATGACAGTAATGGCAATCCTGCAAAGCGTTTAGTTTCTGCTAATGTGCTTAGCGTTTCAATTGATCAAACACAATTAGTACTTGATTATCCCGGATCAATTAAGAATTATTACTATCCAGAAAATGCTTCTGCATCAGCAACTACAGTAGTAGCTTTCGGCGCAGGTGAAGGTAGTGCTATTATTCGTGATAAAGCAACTAACCAGACATTGCTGAATACTGGCTACCCGGATATTCAATTTGGTTATACGAATAAAGATGTCTCTGTTCAAGCTACATTAGCAAGTCTCGCTGTCGCAGAGGCTGTTCGTCTTGTTACACCTGTTACTATTCCTACATTCAATCTTCGTCCAGATACTGATCCTGAATTCGGTTCTTGGAATCTAGGTGACTATGCTCTCATTCATATTGATGATCCGTATAGGTTTCCAGAAGGGAAATCACTTTATGTTCGAATTACAGGATATGATGTAGGTATTGGTGACGAAGGGGAGACGCTTAAAATTATCACGGCGAATGAGGAGAATAGCTCGTGAGTAAATATAACGCACCAGAAGATAATGAACTAGTTAAAATTATTCAAGATCTTCAAGACCGAATTGATCGACTTGAAAAAGCGCCTCGAGCTATTGCAACTTCACTAGATAGCGGCTCGTGGCAAGTTAAAGATCCAGAAACAGGGAATATTGTTGGGTATATTGGTGCTCAGCCAAATGGTGATACCGGGGTAAGTTTTTATCGTAATACAGGCACAATAGCAATTCGAGTTGCAAAGGTCTTCCCTAACAGCTCTACTCAGACTATGGTCCTCTATAACAAAAATGGAGATGTTATTGGAGGAGATCAAACTTTAATAAATGGCGGCATGGCTAGTTATATGCCAATTAGTATAAGACCTATTAATAGTAACGTAATGACTACCACAAGTACATCTTGGGCTGATTTGTTTGACTTTAGTTCAGTCTGGGTTTCTTCAGCTCTGCAATTTCATTTTGATGCTATGTGCTCGGTAGGTACTATGACTGCAGAAGTGAGAGCTGTGTATGAAAATGGAACACCTATGGCAGGATATTTTGGTTCTTTTGTAGCTCCTGCTGTTGTGCCTCTTAATACTACTACATGGACACTTTTCGATTCGTATAATAGTGCTAACAATACCTGGATAATTCATAATGACTTTTTTACAGGTGCGCCATTTAATGGAAAAATTCAAGCGCGGATTACTGCAGGCACAGGAACTCTTTCTATTCGCATGAGACAATTCATGCAGAGACCATTCTAGGAGAAAGAAATGGATACATCCTCATTAACAGACGCTATCACTTTAGCTATCGGTGTTATTACGCCCTTCTTTGTCGCAATCGTACGCAATCCAAAATGGACTAAAAAGCAGGCACAGATTCTTTCTGTTGTGCTTGCTGCGATTATCGGATTGCTTAACGTACTCGCTCAAGGCTATTTCGACCGCACTGAATGGACTCCAGCAAACATTATCATGCTTGTAGTCACAGTAGTTGGTGCTAGCCAAGCGTCATACGCCCTACTTTGGAAGCCTACCGGAATTGTTGACACAGTAGACGAAAAGTCGAATGAGATCATTTACCCCAATGATCTAAAGGATGCTGCATAAGCTCCTCTACAAACTGCTAGCCCGGCTAATGATTCTCCTCCATTAGCCGGGCTAGCTTATGCTCGAAAATTATTTATAGCCTACTTCAAGTAATTTTCGTGCTACTTCACTATTCCTATGTGGACCATTAATCATGTAGTAAATTAAATGGCGCATAGCATCCATCGCGTGCTTGTTTCCAACAGACCACAGGCCAAGCTTCTTGATGTGACTATCTCGTACGAATCCTTTTGCCTTTGATGCAGTCTGTTCAGTATAAGGACGACTAAACATGGTCGCGTTGAGTTTTGCTACGCCTATATATTCTTTGGAGAGTAGAACTAATCCAGGCCGATTAGCATTGCGGTACTCGAAAGACTCGCAAACGATTTCTACCTCGTAGCCAGTTCCTGCCAATAACACGTCACTGAACAGCTCTTCGTGATGTTCATCAGGCCCTATTTGACCACAAGCAAACTTTGCTAGTCGCTCATCTGTAAAATCTGTATAGGATGCCCAGCCTGTTGTGCCGCCAGGATCTAAAGCGATAATCTTTAACAAGTCTCCTCCTGTGGTCTTTAATTCATGAAAACCGCGCTTAGACTTTAAGATAAACTCCCAGAGAGCTACTCTATTAGATGAAGCTATTAGCTCGTCTAACGCGCTGTCTATTTAGTCTATTAATGAGTCTCAGCTAGCGAGCTCTAGTTAGTTTTTGAGTTCTTGAAGGATTTCATCTCGTTCAGCTTGCAGCTCAGAGATGCGCGCTTCAAGATGTGCAAGACGACGTCGAAGTGACGTTTTTCCTTTTTCGGAAACTACGATGTTCTTAGGCGAAAGATCGTTCTTCTTGCCATTCTTAAAGCTGACACGTTCATCAGCGCGAAGAGGACGCCCTAAATTTTTTTCTGCAACAAGATGATGGGTTAAACGCCAGCCTGGAGTCTTATCACCTCTATCAGCCACCTTTGTATAGTGGTAACCATTTTGAGCTACACGAGTAGCGCCTACTTCTGCATTTTGTCCTCTAGCCATTGAGTGTCATTGCTCCTTGTGTTTCGAATAGCCTAATTATATCTCGGACTTCAGATTGCTGTTGCGAATGAAGATGTCGAATCCTCTCTCTGAATCCTGATAATATAATTATAATGCATTCAGATTTACCTTGCAAACGGGAGAAATCTGTAGGAAGTACAGTTTCAGGTTTGCATACAAAGAGATATTGGAATCGCTTCATATAGTCAATAGCCTCACGATGTGAGCCCGCAAGAATGAAAAGAGGTATGTCTGATTTAAACATCTCCCCAACTCTTTCCTACAGTTGATTCAACTGCGAACTTAACATAATCACCTACAATAGTCTTTGCAGAATCGATCATGTTCTTTTCGATGATCGCAGTGACTTCTTCTGCATCTTCTTCATGACATTCAACAAGCAAAGAATCATGAACAATATTACGAATCCAGCCAAGACCCTTTAATTGAGGACGAGTCCAAGTCAAAGCTTGCACACACATATCTGAAGCAGTTGATTGTGGCATGAATGCAAGAGCTTCATTCATGATCGCATCTTTATTCTCATCTGTAATTAAGGCGTATCGCCTTCTTCGTCCCCAGGGAGTAACGAGATCCCCACCCTCAAGGACTCTTTGTCTCGTGTTATTACGGAAGTCGACGATTTCTGGGATAACAGAAAAGAATCGCTCCATTCCAGCACGAGCTTCTCTAACCGAGATATCAAATTCGGAGGCAATGGAGAATTCGCTCCGACCGTAACTGACACCGTACACGTATGCTTTGACACGAATACGCAACTCCTTCCATTCTTCTTTAGTCATTTGTGAGCGATCAGCATGTGGATAAAGAATAGGCGTCAAGTCATCGAATACATCTATTGTTCCGTCGTTGAAGATATCACGGAAGTAAGTATCCTTTGCAAGATAACTAAGCACCCGCAATTCAGCTTGACTATAATCGGTCTGAACGAATACGTGGTCATGCTTAGAAGGTACAAAGAGTTTACGGATTGACGACTCTCGTGGGATGTTTTGCATGTTAGGGTTACGGCAAGCAAGTCGTCC